CTGTGCTATATTGTGTTTTGTTTAATGCCTCCAATGCCAATTGTAGTTCAATAGCTTGGCAGGCCTTTGCCTTAGACACTGCCATTGGTGGCACCACCTGGTGGCCTATATGAGTTATTCCCAGTTCCTTTGCTTTGTAAAACAAAACACATTCCATTCGAGTCAATTTCCAATGTTCAATTTGTGCGTTTAGGTCATTACTATCAGCTTCGTATAGATCTAGTATTTTTTCCTGCACTGCATTTAAACGTGCCGGTATCGACTCCATCGTTTTCCTTGTCCTCTTCCTGTATTAAATCTAATTTGCACCACGTCCTTGAGAAAAAGGATTTCCAATTTTCGTTGTTAATTTCATATATAGGATTGCCATTTTCATCAAATGGAAATGGGTTTTTGAAATGAAACACAACCAATCTACTATGTAAATATGGCCACCTAGGATCTGTTCCTGCATTTGTATTTGTTGTTAAAATTAATGGTGGGCATTTTATTTGTACTAAGGCTCTATGCTTTACATCTACTGATATATCATTTCCATCCAGTGCATTTCTCATATAATCATCTATATATGTCCAACATATAGGTGTTACATCATCTATCATACCCACTTTTGCATCTGTTAATGGTTGTAGCCAAAAATGGCTTTTTGAGTTTACATAGGATATTACACATCCACTTAAGAACCTAATTAAACTCATTCCAAAATATGATTTTCCTGTGTTTGCAGGTCCATATAATACTAAACAATTTTTTTTAGGTATACCTTTTAAAAATTTTTTAAATGCGTCTAAAAAGGCTGTAAATTCTATGTCTTGATATCTTAAAAATCTTACTATAGGCCTCCAATCTCCACCATCATCTATTCTATCACATCTATACTGTATCCATTGTCCAATATTCATATGTTTTCTTTCTGCCCGTTTATAATGTCTACACATGGTTGCACAGTCCTTTACTATTTTTGCTTGCGAATTGCTTTTTAGGAATGCTGCAGCATTGCTATTTACATCTGCTAACTGTGCATATTTATATGCTATGTCACTATCATCTGTTATATCATGATCATATGCCCATTGCACCATTTCTCCAAAATCGAATATGCTATTGTCAAAGCTATGCTGTAATACTGTTTGTTGTTCTATCCATTCTGGGGTGGTACCATATACCTCACTAATATTAGACAAACCTGTTCTATACCAATATAATGCACAGGTAGCACTTCGTAATTTTGGTGGTTCTATTACCATATGTGTTTCTGGTATATTTAACAGCTGTGACATTAGTTTGGACACTGTTAATCTGTTTTTTCCACATTTAAACCTAATTAGCAGCAGTATAAGCACGCCTCTGTCACATGTTAAACATTGCAAATGGGCATATATGCTATAGGGCTGTATTAATACTTTTAATCCTTCTGCAACTGATGGTGTTACTCCCATTCCTATAATACACCAATCTGTACAACTACTTCTATTACTTTTAAATGGTCTTACTAATTCCATAAAGCTAACACCATATGTTTCTTTAAATTTAAATAATACAGTTGTTTTTATGCTATTTTCGCACATAATATTTTGTATGCTTTTTAGCGTTCTATTACTATTTTCCTCATTGTCCTCTATACTAGTACAACTTACATCTGAATTACTAGCCCCCACCCCACTTGATTGACTACTGTTACTTTGCCAGTCGCCATTTTGCCCGTCTACCTGGTCTGCCATCTGCTGCGCTTCCACTTCACTATTGCCATAGCCGCTGTCTTCTACGTGACATGGTTTGCGTTTTGGTAAAACACACTCTGTATTTACACAAATGTGTTTTGCACGCGGACTACCATGTTTGTCTACACCATCTTGCCCAGCACTTTCCGGACTGCTTGTAAACTTTCGTTTTACTGCAGACACAGCATGTAAATCATCCTCCCCTTCCTGTGCATTAAACAATGCCCGGGCTGCCTCATGTTCTGCCTGTTCATTATTTATATTTGAATCATCTATAAAATCTATTAGATCTGTTCCACTATCATATGCATTTTCATCCTCGTCCTCTGAAATGTTATCTCCTGTTTGTTTTTCTATTATTGCCTCTACTTCAAACCAGCCTGTACATCCCTCCCTTTCGCCCTCTGTACCTTCAGGGTCCTCCATTGCAGGGTTGTTTATAGCCGTGCACAGCCGGGGCACACAACTTGTAATGTGCCCAACAGCATTTGCTGTAGAGTACGAAGGTCCGTCGCAGTGCTATGAATGCATAGCCGTAGTGTGCTATCACAACTGTGACAATATGTCACAATGTAGTAATTGCTTGTGGCTTGTTCTGCTTGTCCATCTGGCCGGTCCACACCATCTGTATCCTCCTCATCTGAGCTGTCACCTAATTGCTCATAGCAGTGTAGGTCAGTTGTTTCAGGTTGCAGATCTAATATATAATCTTTTATAGTTGCTTTGTCTCCACGCATGACGTTACACTTGGGTCACAGGTCGGGGTCTCCAACACTCTGAACAGCGCCCTGTCCAACGACCCATAATATTATGAAATCGCTTGTTTGCATTAACATGTCTTTCTTTTTCTTCAGGACATAATGGCGTTTGACAAATTATACATCTAATAGTTATTTCACTTAATGGTTTTTTTACCCTCTCTTCTAATGTTTTCCCATACAGTGAATATTGATAATGCCTATATTCACTTATCTTAGATAAAAAGCGTAGGCACATAATACACACGCCATATGGATTATTGTCTCTATATACTATTCGTAAATCTGTAAATAGAAACTTGTATACCTCTCTTCGTTGTAGCTCTTTTTTGCACTGCACACACTGCAGCCTTATTTCATCCACCGATTCTTCCAGCACCTCACACAATTCGTGCAGGGTCCGGGGTCGTGTTGCTGGATCCTCAAACATGGCCGTGCGTTAGCTACACTGTGTTCTATATATATACACCGGTTTCGGTCTGACCGTTTTCGGTTACACCCTATTTTTTACTAGTATAAGATTATAATTTATAATTATAAAAAAAAGTGGTTGTGGGTACGGTAACCGTAACCGGTCGTGTAGTGCACACCTGGTGAGTAACAGTATTTAATCATGTTTTACAAGACATATTTGGCGTAGGATGTACTTGTGTAAGCCAACACTGTAATTAGTGCATTGAAAGTTTAAATAAAATATGTGCCTAAAAGCAGTTTAAAACATGCAATGTTAGGCAATGTATTGTTTAGCTGCACTGCAGGACCTGTGAGTCAGCAAGAAGTCAGTTTAGGCGGGACAACAAGTGTAGACCAGTGGACTGCAGGAAACCAAAGGATTAAGCAGTTTGCTGAGACTTATATAAAAATAGTTGTTACTGTGCCAAGGACAACCAAAGTTGTGCCAAGACCAACCGAATTCGGTTAGGATTTAAAATGGTGGATAGTACAAAATGGTACAAAATGGAGAGTATAAGGCTAATTAGTAGTGTAACAAAGTAGGACACAGGGTAGGGCAGGGGACACAGGGTAGGGCAGGAGATGCAATAGATTAGGAGCAACTGTATTGTTACTCATGTGGGTGCAACCATAACATAAGACTACTATAAATAGTTTAGTAAATACAGTACTTTATTAATACATACACAAAACATACATACAGGAACTGACAAATACAACAAACATGCACACACATACATAACATGCAAACAACACAGTACACACACAAAACAATTACATAACAAACAATGGTTACCTTTTAACCTGTGTTTGACATACACAACACATACATGACACAGACAATTACCCAACAGACAATGGTTACCTTTTAACCTTTTTCTTCTTTGTGGAGGTACGTGGGGCCGATGATGCAGGGCGTTTTAGTTTGGGCCTAGCCTGTAGCCCTGCCTGTAACAAAAACTTCCTACCTAAAGGAAACTGATCTAAATCTGCAGAAAACTTTTCTTTTAAATCCACCTCCCAAAACATATAGTCCTTTAAAGGATCTTCCTTTCCTTTAGGTGGTGTGTTTTTTTGACAAGTTATAGCAGTAGAAGTGACAAATCTGTATGTGTCCTCCAAAGATGCAGACGGTGGTGGGGTAAGGCCAAATTGCCAGTCCTCTAAAATAGTGGCATCCATCTTATGAATGTATGTCATAACATCAGCTGTTAATGTAATTTTGCACAATTGAAAAATAAATTGTAAATCAAATTCCTCGCCATGACGAAGGTATTCCTTAAAATTTTCATTTTTATATGTGCTTTCCTTTTTAACCTCAGCACATAAAGTCATGTTAGTGCTACGAGTGGTATCCACAACTGTGACAAACAACTGATTGCCCCAACATATGCCATTATTGTGGCCCTGCGCACGTTGTAACCAGTACGGTTTATTAAATAATTGGGATTCTGAGGTTACCATAGAACCACTAGGAGTAGGAAAAAAAGCACTGCTTTGTACAGTGGCAGTATTGCCAGAGTTAGACCCTTGTATATATAAATCACCTGGCACAGGGTCACCTAAGGTACCGGCCCTATTAAAAAAGTGTCTAACAAACATTTGCTCACGTCTAAGAAAAAAGAACAAACTGTCACCATATGGCTCGCTAGCCATTTGCAAATAATCTGGATACTTACATACACTGCTACATATATCAATGGGCACATCACTTTTACTAGCTTGCAAGGTATTAAAATCCATGCAACCAAATCCTGTATCTACCATGTCCCCATCCTGTATTACACTGTTAATGAGCTGTAGGGGAGGACAATCCCCAGGATTTCCTGAATTATTATTACAAGGGGTTCCCTTACCCCAATGTTCACCTATAGGAGGTTTGCATCCTAAAATGCATAACTGAGTCTGCTTATAATCCATAGATAAACATTCCCTATTATCTATACCAGGTTTACCAGCATATTTGTTACTGGTTTCAGTATCATCAAACTTGTTTAATAAAGGATGCCCACTAATACCCACACCTAAAGGCTGTCCCCTACCAATTTCCAAGCCTGTACAGGCCCACACCAACCTTTGGGTTTCTGGGTTATAAAAAGATGTATCTGGAAAACCAAATTTATTAGGGTCCGGCAATTTAATTCTAAATACCCTGTATTGCAGGCCAGACACCTTGGGAACTAAAACTTTTTTACCATTACCACTACTGGTGTTTTTAATAGAAAAATAGGGATGTCCTACTGTTAGTAATCGAGAACTGCCTGCATAATAATAGATGCTTGTGCGAGACACATACTCATCAGTGCTTACAACCTTAGAGACAGGTACAGGAGGCAGGTACACAGTGGCCTCACTAGGCCGCCACACGGACATCTGTAAAAAAATATGGAAAACGTTTACGCCTGCGACGTAGTAAAAAATAACTAGGATGTAAAATAAAATCTGTACCATCAACAATAATAGATGTAGATGGAGCTGTAGGGGCTATAGGAACAAAAGGAGTATGTGTGGGTAACGAAGGTAATGGAATGTCAGGACCTGACTCAATGGACATAGTGGGTTGATATACAAAGTCAATACCACTATTAATAGGTACAGTGAAAGTATTATTATGGGTAGAAAGTGTGGAAGGTAAGTGAAACGTGGGTTGCTGCAAAGAATCTGCATACACATCATACAAACCATCATTAATAGTGTAAGGGGACACAGACTGTGGTAATAAAGGTTGCAATTCTATGTCTTCCTGAACTTCAGCAGGCTGGATAGGACTAATATCATGATAATAATGTACCCGTGCCCCAATTTGTTTTCCACTACGTGTACGTAGGGTGGCCTTATTACCAAGCCTGCTAAACCTAACAGTACCTCTTCGAGAGGTTAATGCAGGCCTATGCAAAGCTATAATGTCTAAAAAATCAGGATCCGGTGCAGGTAAAAGTTGTGAACGATCAAAAATTATAGTTTCATCTGTATCAACGCCCTCAAAAACAGGATTGTTATATGTTACTAATTTTTGTGGTGATGACATAAAAGCAGGGTCGACTACCTTAACCTGTTGTGTGGCACGGCTATATAAACCAAGGCGTGTCGTAGGGCGAGACCCTGGAATAGGTGTACTACTTGTTACACTGCTGCTGTCAGTAGAGGTAACAAATGTATCCATAGGGATTTCTTCATAGGTGTGTGTACTAATAGTTGGACTAGAAAACAATACATGACCAGATGCTTCTGCAGGTGCCGGGGGCTGTATTATAGATGGTTCAGTGAATGTAGGATTTAAATGTGTAGAAACTGATTGTACAGATGATTCACCTATAGATGTTACATTAATTATTGCAGGAGTATTATTTGCAGATGTTGTAACATCAAACCCTGTTGCTGATGGAATAGATGGAGCAGGTGCGCCAGACTCAATAAATGTTGTTTCTTCTATCATAGAAACTATAGATGGTTCTAAGGGACCAATGGGTTCTACAGTTACAGGGGGACGAATAGTGGACGTGGTAATACTACTAGTGGGAGGACGAGTGGACAATGGCACATAGCCTGCCCTACCACCAGAGCCTGCACCTGTACCTATACCCAAACCTCCAAAAAACACCCCTAGGCTGCCATATTTTAAAAGTTGATCTGCAATAGTTGTGCCTTCCACTTTAGGAATAACATCGGGGGGGCAGGTGCCAGAGGCTTTGCATGTTTGATATAGCTGTGTTGCAGAAGCACGTTTGTGCCGTGTAGACCGTCTGTATCTCATTGCGACAAGCTATTAAAAAATATAAAAGTATTTATTAGACAAACTACAAAAGTAAAAAAGTATATTTTGCATATATGCATGTAGCCAATCTACATGTACAGTTATTGCAGTTGTGCCAAATACTGTGCATGACAGTGAATACAAAACATTGGAAAATATAAAAACAGTAGGTACAAAAAAAACACTTTAAATGGTGACCCAATAGATACCCATAGCAAAAGCACCAGCACCAACACCTGCGCATACACCGATATAGATAGCAAGAGCGGCCTAAGCACTGCACAAAACACCATAAGCAAAATAAAACAAAATACAAATAATCCTAACATTGTTATATATACACAATAGCAGCAATATTGGCTTGTGTTGGGTGTTTACCATACACATATACATATATACATATGTACAAATATCACAATGACATGACACCTTGTATAACTTGCACAGTATTTGGTATTTTAACAGTTTTTAAAAATTGTTGACGTTGTGTTTCATCACTGTAAGTTATTGTTACAATACCTAGTTTATTATTTGTACATTCATTACTGGTCCAATGCCAGGTAGATGAAATTTGAACATACAAACTTTTATGTGTTTTTACCCTATATCTTAAACATTTTAAACTATTAGGATCACCTTTTAGGTGTATTATAGGTGCAGTACAAGTTGTATGTGCAACCCGTCCTTTGTTTGTGCACTCAGTTGCAGTGACGAGTCCCTGTGTAGTACTGTCCACGGATTGTTGTCCCCGCAAAAGGTTGTTGGGGTACTTGGTGTTTCTGGAGTCTGTGACGTCTGGTCGTCGTCGTTTCTGTGGTGGTTGTAGGTGTGTGTCTTTGGCACCCACGGACAATGCGGAGGTCTTGGAGGTTTCGGTGCATAGGTGGACAGCAGTTTCAGTAGTGGATACTTCGTTACTAGATACAGATGCAGGACAAACAATTACCTGACCACCCACATGTACTTCCCATACTCCTGTTCCACAATATTGCTTTGCATCGTTACTAAATTTTACAAAATATATTTTTTCTCCATCACACCAATAATATAACCCATAGTAATCTACTTGTCCTTCTACAATTGTACATTCACACTCACCAAGTAAATAAATTTCCTTCCAGTTTGTATAATCCATAGTATTGTTTTTATCATTATCGTATTGCACTGTTATTGTATACCCATGTTTTTTAAAGTATTTTTGTGGTTCTGCACGCCACATTTCTAGACTTGTTTGTTGTAATGTCCATCCATCTGTGCTATATTGTGTTTTGTTTAATGCCTCCAATGCCAATTGTAGTTCAATAGCTTGGCAGGCCTTTGCCTTAGACACTGCCATTGG